TTATGGGTACGCCGTACGCAGAGCCAGCGATCCATGAAGGCACCACCGCTTGGACCTTGGGTTCATTCGGCCACAAAGACCAAGGCGTCGTTGCAGTCCATTGTGGCGGCGCTTCTCCGCTCTTCTTGGGGATGTATCGAACGAACACGATCAGTCCTTTCTATTCGTCACAGCGTGGGGTGAATCGGATTGCGATGTAGAGAGCGGCGATGCAGATGAGCAAGCCGATGAAGAGGTCGTGCATTGTTTTTCCTCGGCGAAGGTCCGCCCCGACGCACTGCGTAGGGGCCAGACACTGTCAGAAGAGATGCGCAGCTTGTTCCTGCGCGGGGCTGTACCGATGATCATTAGGCTTCCTTTCCTGATAGTTCAATTATGTGGTCGACCGCCTTGGCCGCTGCCGATGCCGCCGACACGAACTCGCGCTTGTGATCAGACAGCTTCTGCATCCAGCCGTTGAGGTACTGGGCGTGATCAGGGCGCGGTGCAGCGCTGATCTCGAGGTGGGCGCAGAGCAGGGCAGCACCGATCTCTGCGACCAGTTCTTCCCGCGCATAGTCTTCGCCGCCGAAGCGATCCTCAGTGAGGCGATCCAGCCGCGACTTGTGGCCGGTCCAGTGCGTCAGTTCATGGGACAGGGTGCTGTAGTAGCACTCGGTCGCGGAACTGGTCGGCGTGTCTTCGAACACGGCCTTGTGCGGCATGTGGATGTGGTCGGTGACTGGGCTGTAGTAGGCACGGCCTTGGTCACTGTGGCGAACGTCCGCAGGGATTTGGCGGAAAAAATCCTCAGCAGCAGCGATCTCATCCGCGCCACCAGTAGGGGAAGACAGTAGAGCATCTACATAGTCGCCCTCGACCTGTTCCACGTTGAAGATGTAGTACTGGCGAAGGAAGGGGATCGTCACCTTCTTACCCTTCTCGTCTTCCTTCTCGATGAACTGCCAGTAGATGATCGGCGTGGACTTCTCACCCTTGCGCACCTTGCAGCCTCGCTCGTTCCACTGCTTGAAGGTTCCCCATGAGGGGCTGGCATAGGGCGACCACATCAGCATCATCGCGTTGATGCCGCGATAGGCTTTCTTGCTGGCGATGTTGTGGGGGCGAAGGGACTTGCCCTTGCGTGCGAACGGGTTGATCCAGTTCGTGCCATGCGTTTCCATCATTTCCAACACTCGGTTGGTGACGTTCTCGTAAATATCCTGCTTCATTTCGAATCCTTTCGATATTTTCCCTAATAAACCCTCGCATATGCGTCAAGCATATAAACGCATCAACGTCTGTTTCGGAGGATGTGGCCGACAGTTGCGTCAAGGCCGGTTTCTTTCTTGAAATTGGCGACAGCAGTCTCTCGAGCCGCTGCCGCACTTTCGGCGGATACATGGCGGACAGAGCTTTTGCCGTCCGCCATGAGTACTACGCGCCACTGCATCAGTGAGCGGTTTTTGAGACAAAGCGGACCATAGCGAGGCCGCACGCACCTTCGAAGATGCGCAAGATGTCATCGAGTTGGTCGCAGTCCATCAAATCACCACGACTTGCCATTTCCGCAACAAGTGCCTCGGACTCTGGCGTGAGGGAGGCGTCCCCTTCTTCACAGTCGAGGCTGATCGTTATGTACTTCCGCATTGTCGGCCTCCTACTTGATCCGCCACACGATCAGCGTGTGAACAAGGTTTGCGATGATCGTGGGGTTTTTCGATCTGGTGCGTGCAGCGATCTTCGTCGTGCGCCAGCGCCATCCTGCGGCGTTGTTCTGGTTCAGTTGGTAGATGCGTGCGCGGACACGTACGATGTCGGCGTCATCCAGCCTGTATCGGACGCCCTCGGCCAGTGGCACTGCGAGGATGTCCTTCACGCTGGGTGCGTTGTTGGAAATATCCATTCTTATTCTCCTTTGCCTGTCTCATCAGTGGCGGGTGGCAATCTCCGCCAGACGGGCCGAAGCCCGTTTCGACTATTCCTCTTCGTCTTGGCATTCGTCTTGCCAGTGGTGGTGCGATCCACAGAGGCCGCACCAGTTATCGTCTGCGCACTCGTTGTGCGGTTCCCACATTGCGTCTTCCATCTCGACTCTCCCTTACACGTTCTGCACGTACCGGATGCGGACCAGCACGAGGTGGCAGCGGTCGCCGTACTGGTTCCGCACATCGTGTTCGATGCCGATGACCTGCCCCTGTTCTGGGTAGTACTTGCCGCAGCAGTCGTGCTCGTGTTGGCAAAATTCGGCGGGAAATCTAAGGGACACGATCTCCCTGATGTCCTCATCGCTCCACTCTTCCGGAGCCAGCCAACCAGTGACGGTGACAGAGTTGCCACCACAGGCGTCATACCCATAGTGAAAGGTGCTGCCATTGGCAGGACGTAGGTCATCTTCGTCGGGCCTGTAGATATCGCTGTGGCGACCGACATAATCGAAGGGACGTTCCATGTTCATTCTCCTTGCTGAATTCATCCTCGGGGCCGGATCGTGAGACCCAGCCCTCTGGGGAAGTCAGTCTGGGAACAGCTCGCTCCAGATTTCGTTGCAGAGCTCGTTGTCGGTGTGATCGGCGATCAGCTCGCTGCCGTCATCTGCGTTGCCGTAGACCAGCCAGAATGAGCCGACATGCTTGTCAAACTCGCGGATGCGGATCAGGTCTTCGCCGGTCGATCCTATCGCTCGCACGATTGCCTTGCGGTCAGTGCTGACCTTGACCACCCATTCCTCGCCATCAAAGACGCTGATGGCGTACCCCTTGTCGAGGATGATGCGAATCAGTTTGCGTGCGACAGTCGCTTCGCCCTTAGTGGCCCAGCGGTCGAGATCGAATTCAATTACGTCCATGTGCATTCTCCTGTGACCTGTCTCATCAGTGGTGGGCGGTCAGTCCCAGCCAGACGCCCCGAGGGGCGTTTCGACTTAGTGAAGGCGTTCGATCAGTAGGTCGTGCTCCCAGCTACCGAGGATGCGCTTGCGCCATGCGGTGGCCGTCTCGTTCGATGCGTTGGTCCAGAGACCAATGTGCTGGCGGATGTCCTCGAGGGTGTAGGGATCGTCGACCCATTTACCCTCATCGTTGAGCACTGTCATGACAGCGCCGCGCAGCCGTTCGTACAAGGCGACTCGAGTGTAGAACTCCTTGTAGTTGCGCTCGTTGATCGAGTTCATCCCCACGACCATCGTCAGGAACAGGAGGTTCTGCGTTTGCTGTTTGAGGCACCGATCTCCGTCGCTGTCGCGGTAGAAGCAGATCGCCTCGTTGTCGGTGACGTTCGTGATGTCCCAATTCAATGACATGGTATTTCCTTCCTTGGTTGGCCTGTCTCATCAGTGCGGGGTGGCCACCCCTCGCAGACGCCCCGAAGGGCGTTTCGACTATTCGGTGATGATCCCCTCAGCGATCAGGGATCGAGCGGTGCGGCCAAACCATCCTTGGAGGCGATAGGCCAAGCCGGTGTCGTGCAGGTACTGCCAAGCTTCGACTTGTTGGTCATAGGTGGCTTCTTCGACGCCCTCCGCGATCATCGTGGCGGTGAAATCGTCGAGGCGTGCAATCGTGTCGGTCATGTGTCTTCCTTTCAGTTACCGATGATGAGGATGCCGATCCCGCAAAAAACGGCGGCAAAAAACAATGGGGCCAGCGATACCGGCCTGTGCTTAGGCTGTGGGTAGGGCATTAGCGTGTAGCTCCTGCTTCAGCGGCATCGTAGCCGCGATAAAACTCATCACGAGATTGATCGAGGTCTGAGCGCATCCCGTAGTGGCAACCGTAGTTGCGGGGATAGCCAAGCTGGAACAGCATTGCGCCAGCGGTGAAATAGAGGCCTTCGCTCTTCAGGTCTTCGATTGCCTTGGTGGTTGGTCTTGCCATGTACTTTCTCCTTGTTGGCACTAGCGCCATCCTCGCGGCGGATCGCTCCGCCGTCCGGTGGTGTCAGTGGGCCGATCACTGCCAGCCTTCACGCTGGGCCATGTCGGCGTAATGCGACTGGATGCGTCCACGGCGGCGCAGTTCGAGCCTGTGCAGCGCTGTGTGCATCCACGTCATGCGAGGGGATGGGCTGGATGCGCTGGCCTCGATCCAGTCGGTGGGCTGGATGGCGAGGCTGCGGAGATATGCTTGTTTCTTGGTCATGTCGGTTGCTCCTATGGGGAAATCAGAAATCGGTGTGGTAGCCTCTGGTGGCTGCGACCATCGCCCTTTCGTGGCTGTTTGCCCACTGCTCGATGTTGTCCTCGATCAGTTCGTAAAAGCGATCCTCGATCCAGTTGACCGCTGCGTCGGTGGTGGGCCAGCCGATCTGGTCAAGGACGTTGTAAACGACCCAGAGGAACTTCTCATCGTCGGCGTCCCAAGCCAGCGCATTGGCCAGCGTGATGTGGGGGATGACGGCGTCTGCAAACTTGGTGTTCATGTACTTTCTCCTGTGCTGAATTCATCCTCGCTGTGGACCCGTAGGCCCACAGTCTGGGGAAGTCAGAGATCGTCATCTTCGTCTTCAGTCAGCCATTCGCGGAACGACTTGGGCGTGATGCCGAAGTAGAGGCACTCTGCGCGATACTCTTCGTAGACATCGCGGTCGGCCTGTTCTTGGGTGTAGGTGGACATGTTCATTCTCCTTGCTGAAATCACCTCACGGCAGCGGACTGCGGTGAGATGATCCCAGCGGGGACCAGAGCCCCCGTTGGGTGTCATGCGTTTCACGATGTCAAAGAGCGGAGACGGTGGGAGCCTCGCGGCGGCGTTGTCTCGATGTCCCTTAAAATAGTTATGTTGTTTGATGCGTCAATCCACTTTTTTCATGCAGTGGCATTGAGGCTTATGCAGAACGCATAACGTGCTGAAATTGTGCCGATAAAATTTGATTCCTCTCGCATCGAAGCGTGGTCGATGATATGGAGATCGGGCATTGAACCATTGAGAGACTGCCGTGGACCTGCCAGCAATTGACCATCGCCTCGGGCGCATAGAAGACGAGATCAAGGCAATCGCTGATGCGTTGCAGCTTCTGTCGCGAGTCGACGAACGTCTGCGCCAGCACAGGGATGACATCGACGATCACGAGGGACGGTTGCGTGCGCTCGAGAAGGCTTCGACCAATCAATCAGGCGCGATCAAGATGGCTGAGCGGGTGATCTGGCTGGTGGTCACAGTGGGACTTGCACTGATCAACTTTGCATAGAGGCACGATGACGCACTGGCGAAAGCTGACGAACCGCGAACTGGTTCGAGAACATCTGATCCCGTTTGCGGATCAGGCAGAGCCGCAGACAGAGAGAGCGATCAAGGAAGCAGCGAGACGGCTGATGCTCCCGAAAATGCGGCGGGAAAAACCCCCAGAGCGGCGTCCCCATGTTCGAAGGGACATGTAGGTGGATAGAGAGCTAGAGAGATGGCTGGATGCAGCCTTCGCAGAGATCGAGCCGAGGATCAGGGAGAGAGCAGCTCCCAAAATTTCGGCGGGAAAAACCCAAGGGCCAGCGATGCCGTCCTCCGTAGGTATAGAGACAGACATAGAGAGAGAACATAGACAATGACCAAGGAACGAAAGCCACTGACGCCAGAAGGAAAGGCAAGGATCATGGCAGCAGAGAACCCCAACTACATCACGCCCAAGCAGCAGGCCTTCATCAAGCACTACATGGCCAATGGCAACAACGGGACCAAGGCTGCAATAGCTGCTGGTTATTCAGAACGCAGCGCTCGAGTGACGGCATGCGAACTGCTTAAGATGGAGAAAATCCAGAAGCGGATGCAACCTGCTCAGGAGGAACAGAAGGAGAGGCTCGAGCTAGATGCCGACTGGATCATCTCCCGCCTGATGAAGGAAGCGGGTGATGCCGACAACAGCGAGGCTGCACGAGTGAGGGCGCTGGAGCTACTGGGCAAGGTCGAAGGCATCTTCGCTCCGGACAAGAAGCAGATCGAGACCATCAATGGCGGCGATTTCCTCGCGAACCTCGATCTATCCGACGATGAGCGCGATACGGTGCAGTGACGCACGCATACGACCACGACCCTGACTAGGTTGTGGTCCTTTGCCCTTTGTTTTTTTGGGGTTTTTTTGAGAGGCCTTTGTTTTGCGCAGAGGCCTTTCCTTTTTCTGGCGCAGATCGGGCAGGCACACCCACCCATGCCGGTCGCTCGAGCGTCACGACACACCCGAGGGGGAGGGGGGGGACGTGGTGCCAGACCCCCGCCGTCGCCGCTGCGGTTCCATAGGGCCTATCTCAATCTATAGCCCATGTTTTGACCCTAACCCCCCCTACCATCCCAAACAGGGGGCCACTCTCTGCAGGGTAGTCATTCGAAAAAAAATATAAAACGGCAAACGATGTCTCACGCATCAGAGTTATGCGAAAAATGATTGAGTCTTGCCTCTCCTGCAAAATCGATCTACGTCCAGCGTATGCACGAGCAGCTCACTGGGATCGGGATCAGCAACGGGTCGTTTCAATTGGACCTGTGCCTGTCGTTCAACGTCTTCACGTTTGGCGTGGAGTTCTACGACGGGATCTTCACGCTGCGGTGTGGACCTATTGTTCTGATGGTGGGCTGGTGAAGAAAGATTCTCGTCTCGATAAGGCTGGCGTCTCTGGCTACAACAAGCCGAAGGCGACTCCCGATCATCCGAAGAAGTCGCACGTCGTTGTGGCGAAGGAGGGTGATCAGGTGAAGACCATTCGCTTTGGTCAGCAGGGCGTCAAGGGATCTCCCGATGGCTCCAAGCGCAATGCGTCATTCAAGGCACGTCATGCCAAGAACATCGACAAGGGAAAGATGTCGGCGGCTTACTGGGCAGACAAGGTGAAGTGGTGATGAAGAAGGTCTGGGACACCCCGAACCCGAAGAAGAAGTCGAAGCCTCTCTCTCCCGAGAAGAAGGCAGCGGCCAAGGCTGCAGCTAAGAAGGCTGGTCGGCCTTACCCCAACCTCGTGGACAACATGAGAGCAGCCAGAAAGAAATCGTGATGTGGATGAAGATCGCCCATGATGCAGTTGGCCTTAAGGAGATCGTCGGCCCCAAGCACAACACCAAGATCCAAGAGTGGCTCGCCAAGCTAGGTGCTTGGTATCGCGATGACGAGACTCCGTGGTGCGGTACGTTCGTCGCTCACTGTCTGCGTGAGGCAGGCCACCCTGTTCCCAAGCACTGGTATCGAGCTCTCGCTTGGAAGGACTACGGATCCAACCTGCGCTCCACCCATGTATGTGAAGGCGCAATCCTTGTGTTCTCTCGCAAGGGCGGTGGCCACGTCGGCTTCTATGTCGGCGAGGACAAGACCTACTTCCACGTTCTTGGCGGAAACCAGTCGAACGCCGTCAACGTGATGCGGATCGCCAAGGCTCGCTGTGTGGCCATTCGCTGGCCCACTGGCGTCCCCGTCGTCGGTGGTCCGATCCACATCGCCAGCAACGCTGCAGTCTCGAGCAACGAGGCATGAGCTTGAAGCAGCGCCTGTTGGACTTTGAAGCCACAGCGCTGTGCGTGATCCGCAAGTGGTGGCGTCCTGTCACCTGCATCTGGATCGCAGGCACGATGGCTGTCCACGGTGTGGTGGCTCCCCTCTACCTGCTCTTCGCCAAGGGTGAGGCTCCCAGCGACATGACTGGGCTGTCTCTCCTTGTCACCGCCATTGCCGCAGCGTTTGCCGTCAGGGAGTGGGGCAAGATCAAGGGGTCAGGTAATGATTGAGGCGCTGAAGATTGTTTGGAGCTTCCGCCGATATTTTGGGTACGCCGCGCTGCTGCTCGTGATCGGCTGGCTCTGGCTGGGCAAGAATGGCCTCGAGAAGGATCTGCTCACGAAGACGGTCCAGTACAACGAGCTCGCGCAGAAGGTCGAGGACCAGAACAGGCAGGTCGACGACTGGAAGGCTGCTGCTGACGAGAATGCCAAGGCTGCGCAGAAGGCGCTCGAGAATGCTCGCGTCGTCGAGAAGCACCACACCAACACCGCCACCCGCATCTTGACGTCCGAGCCGCGCAACAGTGACCAGTGCATTGCGGCGTTCGAGCTGTTGAAGGAATACCAATGAGGATCCTTGCCCTCCTTCCCGCCATATTTTTGGCAGGCTGCGCCCACAAAGAACCCATCGTGGTGAAAGTCCCTGTGCCGGTCCCCTGCATTGCGGAGCGACCAGCCCCTCCGATCTATCCCACCGTCGCTGAAGACGCTGGAATTTTCGAACGAGTCAAGGTACTGCTCGCGGAGCGTGAACTCCGCAAGGGGTACGAAGCAAAACTGGAGGCCATGTTGGCCGCTTGTGGAGAACTGAAATGATGTACGGTAAGAAGACTGACAAGATGGACAAGAAAGCTGCCAAGGGCGGCAAAATGGCCAAAGAGGGCAAAGCCAAGGACATGGCTGGCAAGATGAAGATGGCCATGAAGGGCAAGAGGAAGTGCGCATAACGAGCACGAAGAAGTAAGAAAGTTGGTGGGTGCAGAGAGTCTGCACCAAGTGTGGCCAAACGAAGCCCATCTCAGAGTACCGTCTCAATCTTAGGACTGGGCGGTACTCTTTTCGCTGTCTGCGCTGCGGGAGGCCGACCCCGAACAGTAGACATCGATCCATGTCGGCGTATCTCAAAGACATCTACGGGAACGCGAAACGCCGCAAGACGGATCGCAAGGGCGCTCCGGTAGCCGATGAAACCTTCACGATGGAGCATGTCTTCGAGCTTTTTGAGAAGCAGAACCACCGATGCGCAGTGACGGGCAAGGAGCTCACCTTCCACCGCGATCACGATGGCGCTAACGCCAGCATTGACCGGATCGACTCAACTAAGCCATATGCAGCCGGAAACGTGCGACTGGTCTGCTCTGCGGTCAACATGATGAAGCACCGAATGACGGACGAACAGCTTGGCCAGTGGTGCATGGATATAGCCAAGGGAATGGGCTTGTGGAAATAGAGCAAATAGCCAAGAAGCTGCTGGGGGATTTCCCCCTGTACGCGAAGAATGTTCTGAGGATTGTCGACAAGCGCGGCGAGGAGAAGCCGTTCAAGCTCAATTACGGACAGATGATCCTCCACGAAAAGCTCGAGAAACAGCTCGCAGACACTGGCAGGATCCGCGCCCTCGTGATTAAGGGGCGGCAGATGGGGATCTCGACCTACGTGGAAGGCCGCTTCTTCTGGAAGACCACCAAGACCAAGAACGCCAACGCCTTCGTGCTCTCCCACCTTGCAGAGTCGACCACCGCCATCTTCCGAATGGTGCGCTACTTCTACGACAACGCGGCCCACCCGATCTTCAAGCCACCGCTGGCGACCAGCACCACCACCACAATGGTCTTCGAGAAGCTCAACTCCCAGTACCGCATCGGTACGGCGCGTTCCACGAACATCGGTCGCGGCATGACAAACAGGTTCGTTCACGCATCTGAGGCAGCTTTCTATCCAAACAGCGGCGAGATTGTGTCCGGTCTACTGCAGTCTGTTCCCGCCGACGACTCCGAAGTGATCGTCGAGTCCACGGCAAACGGTGCAGGCGGCTGGTTCTACGAACAGGTGATGAAGGCGCTAAGTGGAGACAGCGACTGGATGGTCGTGTTTATCCCTTGGTTCTGGCTCCCCGAGTACGAGAAGAAGTGTGACCCGTATTTCGAGCGCACCGCCGACGAAGAGAAGCTTGTCGCGCTCTACGGCCTCACGAACGAGAAGCTCAACTGGCGGCGCTCAAAGATCGACGAGCTCGGATCCTTGGACCTGTTCAAGCAGGAGTACCCTTGCACGCCGCAAGAGGCGTTCCTGTTCTCTGGCCGCGCCTTCGTTGAGGAAGACTGCCTCATGGATGCAGAGCGAAACTGCTACACACCAGCGATAGAAGGAAGCTTCAAAGATGGCATCGTCACTCAACACGAGAACGGATCCTATAAGCAGTGGATTCGTCGCATCGACCCTGAAGAACGATACTGCATTGGCGTCGACGTCTCCGAAGGCTTGGCCCACGGTGACTACACGGTGGCACAGGTACTTGACTCTCTTGGCAGGCAAGTTGCCAGTTGGCGTTTACACATTGACCCGTACGAGCTTGGCGATCAACTCGGTCATCTGGGCAAAATGTTTAACCGCGCCTACGTTATTCCGGAGCGAAACAACCACGGTCTGACCACGATCCGCCGAATGCAGGATCTGGGTTACCCGAATATTTATGTTGAGCACACAGTCGATGATGCGTATGCAGACAGAATGACTAAGCGTGCAGGTTTTTATACGTCCAGTAAGACAAAACCATTGATCATTGATAATCTCGCTGCGTTGCTGCGTAAGCGAGACAGTGGAATTGCCGACGTAGAGCTTGTAAAAGAGCTTCGTAATTATGTCATTGACGACAAGGGAATCACCAACGCGAAGGCGGGTTGCTTTGACGACCGAGTGATGTCATATGCAATCGCTCTATTCGGACTCAACTCAATGCCGCGCAACCGTAGGACGACAACTGCGGCACACAAGTACGAGCCGTTCGATAGTGTCGTGGGGTATTGATGTTCGAAGACGAATTTGAAGACGAAGAAAATGGAGAATTCGTACCCGTAGAGAAGAACGATGAAGACCTTGAGGATTATCAGGGTCTCGGTCTTCGTCTGCAGTCTTTGTTCCAAGAGTACAAGGACGCCCGAAACGACATCGAAGATGAGTGGCTCTCGAGTTTCCGCCAATTCCTCGGCGAGTATGACCCCGACGTCCTCGCAAAACTGACCGGCAGTCGCTCGAAAGTCTTCGTCGGCCTCACCCGCACCAAGGTGATGTCGGCGTTTTCGCGTCTGGTCGACCTCCTGTTCCAGAGCGGACAGGACTTCTACAGCGTCGAACCCACCCCGATCCCCGAGCTCGACCCCATCGAGATGACTGAGATCACCAAGCAGGCCACTGCAGAGGTGATGCAGGCGTCAGGCGCAGCTTCCCCGACGATGGTGATGGACATCATCAACGAGCGCCGTGACGAGCTCACAGACGAGATACGTGACGAGGTCCGCCGCCGCGCCAAGCTGGCTTCTGGCGAAATGACCATCCTGATCCGCGACCAGCTCGTTGAGGCGAACGCTGAGCAGAAGATCAAGGAGGCCATCATGGAGTCCTGCATCTTCGGCACCGGCTGCATCAAGGGCGGCACAGTGCGGATCGAGCGTAACAAGCGCTGGAAGCGTGCTGTTGCCAACGGAGCACAGGTCCACACGCTGACCGTCATCGAGCAGGTCAAGCCCGACATCGAGTCGGTCTCGATCTTTGACATCTACCCCGACCCATACGCGACGTCGAACGAAGACCTGCATGGCCTGTTCCGCCGCCATGTTCTTACCCGCCGCCAGTTCCGCGACTTGCGTGACCTCGAGGGCTTTGACGCCGACGCTATTGACGAGATCCTGTCCGACAACCCGCGTGGCAACCACGTCGAGGAAGACCACGAGCGGATCCGCCGCGAAGTCGCCAACATCAAGCTGGTCACCGGCCCCAACAATCGCTTCGAAGTGCTCGAGTACTGGGGTTCGATCAACGGCACAGACCTTCTCGACGCTGGTGCTGAGCTCCCAGAGGACTCAGAGGAAGACGACGAGTACGACGCGAACGTCTGGATCTGCGCTGGTAAAGTGATCCGCGCCACCCTGAACCCGATTCCGGATGGCCGCATTCCGTACAACTGCTTCCCCTACGAGCGGAACCCGCACCAGTTCTGGGGTACGGGCGTGCCGCGCATGATGCGCGATTCGCAGTCGACCATGAACGCTGCGACCCGCATCTTCATCGACAACTTGGCGATCTCCTCTGGCCCGTTGGTCGAAGTCAACACCGACTTCCTCGAGGCTGGCGAGGATCCCCGCGACCTGCATCCGTGGAAGGTGTTCCTCCGCAGTGGTGGTGACCCCAACGCACCCGCCGTCCGGTTCAACCAGCCGGTGGCAAACGCGAATGGCCTGAACAGCATCATCGAGATGTTCCGCCGTTTCGCTGACGAGACGACCTCTTTGCCGTCATACACGCACGGTGACACGGCACAGTCGCTGAATAAGACCGCAACCGGCATGTCCATCCTGATGGGCAACGCCAACGTGGCGCTCAAGTCGACGCTGAAGAACATCGACGACTTCCTGATCGTTCCCCTGATCGAGTCTCTCTACCACTGGAACATGGAGTGGAGCGACAACGAGAAGGCCAAGGGCGATCTCAACGTGGCTGCGCGTGGCAGCACGTCGCTCATTCAGCGTGAAGTGCGGTCACAGCGCTTGCTGCAATTCCTATCGTTGATCAGCAATCCTATGGATATTGCCATCACAAAACGTAAAGAGTTGCTTACTGAGATTGCAAAGAGTATGGACATCAATCCGGACGAAGTCATTAAGACCGACAAGGAGCTCGCAATTGAAGCGCAAGCACAACAGCAGCAAATGCTCGCCGCAGGCGGCGCAGGCGGTGGTATGGCTGGCGGCGCAGCCCCAATGGAAGGAATTGATGATCTTTCTAACGGAGCGGCTGGAGGCTTGCAGGGACAAGTTGGAGACCGTTCCGGACCACAGATTTGAACAAGGACGGGCAGCAGAACTGCGCCATATCCTTGAACTAGAAGATACCGCGCAAGCGGTTTTAAGCACGAGATCGGCCTCGTAAGAGACACCCGACCTCAGACTGAAACAGCGGACACTCCGTAGCGGACCCGCAAACACTGGTGAGATATGAAGGTAGACCCTGAGAAGCTTGAACAAGAAGCCGAAGAACTTTTGAAACAGATGCTGGCACAGCAGGACGGGCCGGAACAGCAACACGCTGAAGAAACCGATACCCCGCCGCAGTCAGACGAAGATGAAAACCCACCCGCAGATCCAGCGGACACTGGGGAAGACGGCCAAGAAACGGATCCACAGGACGAAGATCGCGGCGATCCAGATCCTGATGACAGCGACAACGACCTGCGAAAGCAGCTCAATGTAGCTGAAGAGCGTGTCAAGAATGCTCAGGCTCGAATGACAAAGGCGACGCAAGAAGCGGCGGATTTGCGCAAAGAAGTAGTCGCGCTACGCCAACAGACTGCGGAGCTGAGTGCTCAACTGGCCAACGCACAGCAGGGACGTGACGGCATTGACGATGAACTGAAGACTCTTGCTGAAGAGTATCCGGACATCGCAGCCCCGCTCCTGAAGAAGCTGTCGAAGCTGGAAGACACAGTCACCCAGTATCGAGAACGAATTGAATCGGAGAAGAGTCAGAATACTCTGCAAGAGCATTTTGACACCATCCGCAAGTCGCACCCCGACATGGACGACATCGTCACGTCGGATGACTTCGTTGGATGGCTCGAGCGTCAGACGCCTGTATGGCAGCGTGTTGCCCAAGATGGCAGCGCCCATGAGGTGGTCGAGCTCCTTAACCGATACAAAGAGATCTTTGATGCACAGCCGCAACAGCCGGTCTCAAAGGTTGAGAAGGCGCGCAGGGTTGCAGAACCCTCGCTCCCCAAGGCCCGACGACCGGACCCAAGCTCGGGCAAGCGCATCTGGTCGCGAGACGAGATCACCCGTATGTCACTCGATGAATTCGAGCGGCGTCAGGATGAGATCGACAAAGCGTATCTGGAAGGGCGAGTCCGCTAGTCCAATCCT